CAGACTCTCGATGGCGAGGCTTACAAGACAACAAACATCGAAGGCACTTTTGCGCTTTCAATGCTTGCTGATTGGGGCAAGACCGGGTCAGTATGCGAAGCACTCTGGACAGCAGCAGAAACAGCACCAGACACAGATATCACAATCAGCCTTACTGCTGCTACAGGCGCAGTATTCTCATTCCCAGTAATGCCAGAGTTTCCTACAGCAGGTGGCGCTGGAACCGATGCCCAGACAGTAGACTTTACTTTCAAGGTATCAAAGGGCGCAGTTACAGAAACTTTCAGCTAAACAATAGAAACGGGAGCAAACAATGCAACAGCAAATAACAATTAAATATATTGATGGATCGGAAACCACTTACCTGGTTCGCCCACCTGATTACGCCAAATGGGAAATGACCACTAAAAAGGTTATCTCTCAGTTTGGCGGCATGTGGGACATCCTTTATGTAGCACATTCAGCAATGAAGCGTGATGCAGGCGGCAAGCCAACTAAGACACTCGATGTCTGGATGGAATCGGTCGCGGATGTTGAAGTAGGTGAAGGAGACCCAAAAGTCATCCAAGGGGAAGCGTAAGCCGACTCTTGGTAGATCTGGCAATAGCCACACAGATCCCTATGGATCACTGGCAAAGTGCCGAGGATATTCTTACAGCGATTGAAATACTAGAGGAGCGTAATCGTGGCAAATGAGTTAGTTGCCTTCGATAAGACGGAACTCCGCATGGTCTTTAAAGCCTTAAAGAATATGGGTGAAGAAGCAAACGATGAGGCCAAGCGCCAATCAGGCGCTCTGGCTGAATTCGCCCGGGCTGAGGTTATTCAAACTGCTAGCAGGGGTAATAACACCAAAGTTTCAGGCAGGATTGCTCAGGGTTCTAGGGTTAAGAAGTCAAGCCGTATCGGTGAGATTACTTATGGATTCGCATCACAGAAGTTTTCAGGTGGGGCAACCACTAAAGACATCTGGGGCGGTTCTGAATTCGGTTCTAATAAGTTCAGGCAGTTCCCTGTGTGGTCAGGCCGAGAAGGTCGAGGCTCTAAGGGCTGGTTTATTTATCCAACTCTGAGAAAGATCCAACCTCAGATTGTGGCTAAGTGGACAGAATCATTCGATAAGATTTTGAAAAGGTGGGGTTAAATGGCAACAGGTACGAGAGCGTTAACGCTCAAGCTTCTTGCTGATGTCGATAACTTCACTAAGAATCTTGATAAGGCCGATAAAGATGTAGCCACTTTTGGCGATAAAATTTCTAAGTTTGGAAAGATTGCTGGGGCAGCCTTCGCAGCAGCAGGCGCGGCAGCAGTTGCCTACGCTGGCAAGTTAGCCATCGATGGCGTTAAGTCAGCCATTGAAGATGAAGCCGCTCAAGCAAAGTTAGCAAACACTCTTCGAAATGTTACTAACGCTACAGATGCCCAGATTAAAAGCACTGAGGAATTTATCCTTCAGACTTCTCTGGCTACTGGCGTTGCAGATGATGAACTTCGCCCATCGCTAGATCGTTTAACCCGAGCAACCAAAGATGTTGATAAGGCGCAGAAGTTACAGGCGCTAGCCCTTGATATTGCTGCTGGTAGTGGCAAGTCTCTTCAGGCCGTTACAGAAAGCCTTTCAAAGGCTCAAGAAGGCAACCTGGCAGGCCTTAGCCGCTTAGGCGTTGGAATAACTAAGGCTGAACTCGCAAGCCTTTCATTCGATCAGATCACAGCCAAACTCGCTGGCACTTTCGAGAACCAGGCATCAAAGCAAGCCGATACATTCCAAGGAAAGTTAGCGCGTTTGCAGGTGGCCTTCGATGAAGGTAAGGAAACCGTTGGCGCTTACATTCTTACAGCGATCACTCCCTTGGTTGAGAAGTTAGTTAAGGATGTTATTCCAGCAATCGCAGACTTTACTAACAATCTAGGCGAGAAGCTTCGCCCGGTAATTCAATTCTTGACTCCAATTACAGATGGCCTTCGCAAAGCCTTTAATAGCGTTCGTGATTCTTTAACAAGCAACAGCGATGAACTAAGACCTTTAATCAATCTTTTCAAGGGTGTAGCGGAGTTTGCTAGAGATGTCCTTGCGCCAATTCTTAGCAAAGTTCTAGGCAAGGCTTTTGAAGTTGTAGGTGGAGCAGTAGGCGCTCTTATCAGCGGCTTAGCTAAAGTAGTCTCATTCTTCGATGATCTTTACAACAAGATCAAGCGAGTAATCGAGATATCTAAGCAGATAGGTTCTGCCCTAAATCCATTCAATAACGCTTCGTTCTCTAGTGGAGCATCTTCGCCAGCGGCTCCAGCGGCTCCAGCAATGCCTACTGAATCAATTGCAGGCTATAGATATGTCGGTGGTCAGGCAACTACTAATATCACTGTTAATGGCGCAATCGATAGTGAATCAACTGCTCGCCAGATAGTAAGCATTCTTAATGATTCTTCAGCCAGAGGCACTCTCGGCGGTTCGGCGTTAGCCTTTTAATGACCGCCTATACTCCAGCCTATAAGGTAATAATAGATGGCCAAGAAGTAACAAATGTAACGATTGCCAATGTAACCGTAACTTCAGGCCGTACCGATATTAATGTTCAGCCAATTGCAGGCTATTGCCAGTTGCAGTTAATGAACCTAGATAACTCAAGTTACAACTTTACAGTAGGCACCGGGCTGGCAGTAGAAGTAACCAACTCGGTTGGTACTTATGTTCCAATCTTCGGCGGTTATGTATCAGATTTTACTATTGCAGTTAATCGCGCTGGAGATCTTGGATACACAACCATCGCCACCATAACGGCTTTAGGAGCCTTATCCAAATTACCTAGAATTATTGATCCTGGAGTATTAAGCCAAGACTTCGATGGCGATCAGATTTACACACTTCTTTCAGGATACCTACTAGGCCAATGGAATGAGGTTCCAGCAGCTCAGACTTGGGCAACTTACAACCCTACTGAGACTTGGGAAAATGCCGTTAACATTGGTTTAGGCCAAATAGATCAGCCAGGCGATTATGAACTTATAGCCAGATCATCATCTAATACCGACCTTTATTCACTATGCGCAGCCATCGCTAATTCGGCTTTTGGGGTTCTATACGAGGATGCAAATGGCAATATTGGTTATGCAGATCAAACACACCGCCAAGACTATTTAGCAGCCAACGGCTATACAACTTTAGACGCTAACCATGCCAACGGCTTGGGCTTATCGGCCACAACTCGAGCAGGCGATCTTCGTAACTCTTTTACTATTAATTACGATAACAATGCTAACCAGACTTATACTGCTAGCGACTTAACAAGCCAAAGTCTTTATGGAGTTTATGGCGAGGAATACACATCTCGCATTAAACATACTGCCGATGCAGAGGCTTTAGCAGATCGTTACATCGAGCTTCGCGCTAACCCATATTCAAAATTCCAGAGTATTACTTTCGTTTTAGGAAATCCTGAAATCGATGATGCTGATCGGGATGCTCTTATAAACATCTTCTTAGGTCAGCCAGTATGGATCCAGAACTTACCCGGCAATATCGATAACGGCTCATTTCAAGGCTATATCGAAGGCTGGACATTCCGAGCGAGCCTAAACAACCTAAGCGTTACTTTCAACGCTTCTCCAATAAACTTCTCCCAAGTTGCGGTAAAATGGGAGCAGGTAAATGCAGCAGAGACTTGGAATACCCTAAGTCCAACCCTTACATGGATCAACGCGATAGGAGTCGTAGCCTAATGGCAACAACAACAACCAACTTCGGCTGGGATATCCCCCAATCGACCGATTTAGTGAAGGATGGCGCTACCGCCATTGCTGCACTTGGGCAAGATATAGACACAGCCCTCATCGACCTCAAAGGCGGCACAACTGGTCAGGTTCTGGCCAAGGCCTCAGGCACAGATTTAGATTACTCATGGAATACGCTCGCTTCAGGCGGAATGACTTCTATCGCTTCTGGGTCGCTCTCAACAGCCTCAGGCACATTAAGTCTCAGTTCAATCGCTGGAACCTATAAAAACTTACAATTAGTTGTAAGAGATTGGTATCCAACGACTAATGGTGCAGGTGTAACTATGACCGCTAACTCAGTTACCAGTTATGACTACGCAACCATATTCGCTGTGGCTGATAACTCCACAATCCAAAGCGATTCCCAAGTGGCAAATGCAGCCGCATTTTTTCACTATAACTCAGTAAAAAATGTTGATGCAAACAATGTATTTATTCTTAACATATTTGATTATGCCAATGCTTCGAGTGCTAAAGCGTTTTCAAGCATTATTCGCTACACAAATGAAAGCACTTCGATTGGTCAAGTCGGAGTAACAAATGGCGTAATTAACACAGCAAGCGCAATCACTTCAATAAATTGGGGCTTATCAGCTGGCAGCGGCAATTTTGCTCAAGGAACCTATGTACTTTACGGAGTTAACTAATATGAAGATTCTAGAACACAATGTAGAAACAGGCGAAGCGATTGAACGTAATATGACTACCGCTGAAGCAGCACAATACAAAAAAGATGAAGCAATCGAAGCAGCTAAAAAAGCCGAGTTAGATGCTAAAGCAACTGCCAAGGCTGCTTTATTAGATCGTCTTGGAATTACCGAAGAAGAAGCCAAACTCCTACTCGGATGAAGCCAAAACTATGCAAAGCTGGTCAGCAGCTTCGAGAACAATTCGATGATACCTTCCCAGATCGTGATCGCCGTTCCGATGGCTGGATTGGCGATACACGCCATTCAGCGCGCCCTAGCGACCATAATCCTGATAAAGAAAATGGGATTGTTAGAGCGATCGATGTTGATCGAGATGTTCATAAGTCAAGTAAGCCCGACCTCATGCCCGATATTGCTGATCAGCTTCGACTCGCAGCCAAGAAGGGCGAGAAGCGTATCTCCTACATTATCTTCGCCGGGCGAATTGCATCGTCTCGCATGGGGTGGCGCTGGCGCAAGTATTCTGGAATCAATCCGCACGATAAGCATTGCCATGTTTCTTTCACTAAATCAGGTGATGAGGATGGTTCGTTCTTTAATATCCCGTTACTAGGAGGCAAATAAATGGAAACAGCAATCATCGCAGGTCTAGGCTTAATGGCGATTCCTGCCATTCGCGCAGCGATTAAGTCATACCGCGCTAAAAAAGCGCTAAAGGATGTCCTAGTGGATGCAGTTGAAGCGGCAGTTGATGAGATCGACCGCGGCAAAAAATGAGCCAGACCGACCTCTTAAATCTTTATATTGCCACTCTTGCGATAGTGGGTGGATTGGCTGGCTATGTGATCACGCACTTGCTGTCGGAGATTAAGCGACTCAATGCGCGTGTCGATGAGATCTACAACATACTCTTAGAGCGATAATTTTAATATGGCACGAAAGAAGGCTATCGATCTAGAGGCTTACTCTATTCTCGATCAGTACTGCATCGGGCTTAATGAGTATTACAAATCCCTAAGAAGAGCAGGATTTTCAACCGAAATGGCATTGGCTATTTTGCTTGAACCTTTAACTTATCCTGCAACAATCTTGCCTACTCCTAACTGGCTTCCTAATCTGCCGGGCGAGATCCCATACGATGATGACGATGAGGATTAATAATGAAAAGAACTGTAATCGTTCCAGATCTACAGGTTCCATATCATGACGAAGTTGCTGTACGCAATGTTGCATCTTTTATCAAGGCATATCGGCCAGATAGCGTGGTTACTCTCGGAGACGAAATCGATCTCCCGCAGATCAGCCGATGGAGCGATGGAACGCCAGGCTGGTACGAACAGACATTAGCTGAGGATCGCGATTTAGCGGTTGAGATTTTGTGGTCATTGGTCGAGCATTCCAAAGAGGCTCACATGATCCGCTCTAACCATACCGACCGTCTTTACAATGTAATCATGAAGAAGATCCCAGCATTCTTGGCATTGCCAGAACTCAGGTTCGAGCGCTTTATGCGTTTAGACGAATTGGGCATTACCTATCACAAGAAGCCATACGCTTTCGCTAAGGGCTGGGTAGCAGTTCATGGGGATGAACAGGGCATTAACCCCAATGCAGGCCTTACAGCCCTTGGAGCGGCTCGTAGGCATGGTTTAAGTGTGGTTTGCGGACATACTCATAGGGCTGGATCATCGGCCTTTACAGAGGCTTCTGGGGGCAAAATAGGCCGTATCTTGCGTGGGGTTGAAGGTGGGCATCTAATGGATGTTCGCAAGGCTGGATATACCAAGGGAACTATGAACTGGCAGCAGGCTTTTATTCTGGTTGAAGATAGCCAAGTAACCCTAATTAACCTTGAGAAAGATGGAACCTTCGTAGTTCATGGAAGGCGCTATGGCAGGCCTCGATGACTTTCCAGACATTAATCGGACAATCGATGACCATGTTGACGATCAAGAATTGTTACCGTTTCGTTATCTAAATGATCGCGGTTCTGTCTGTTAGTCATGTAACAA